CTGACGAAATTGCGGATCGTATTCGTTCTCAAATGCCGCCGGGCACGATCAAGCAAGAGAACATGACTGAGGAAGAACAACAGGCCGCAGCGCAAGCGGCTGAACAAGCGGCGAAACAGGCTAAGTTTGCGCAGGATATGGCGCAGGCTGACCTTGACTATAAACGCGCTCAGGCCGATGAGGCACTGGCCCGCGCCCGCCAAGCCGTGGCGCAAGCAGAAAAGGTGGAGGCCGAAACCCAGAAAACGCTATCTGAAATCGGCACCACTTCCCGTAAATTGGACATTGAGGAAGAAAAGGTTGAGGTGGATAAGACGAAAATCCAGCTTGACGCCATAGAAAATGAAGCAGAAGGAGACCGCCGTGAGCGTATCGAAAGAAGCCGACAAGAATCCCAAAGAGACCAAAGAACAAAATGTGAACAATAGCGGCGTTCTTCTCGCAGAAGAAGAAGCGGCCCTACTTTACCCGGACGACGGCCCCAAAGACGGCAAACCTGAAGCGGACAAAAAACCGGACACCGCCAGCGATTCCGAGGACGAAAATGAAGAAGAAGCCGAGGAAGAGTCCGAAGAAAAGGACGACGGCGATGCGGACAAAGAAGCGGACAATGAGGACGAGTCCGACGACAAGAAGCCGGAAGCCAAGGGCGTAACCCCCGGCGTCCAGAAGAAAATCAACAAGGAAGTCGCCAAGCGCCGCGCCGCAGAGCGTGAGTTGCAGGGCTTGAAGGACCGTCTTGCAGCACTTGAGAAGGGCGACAACAAGGAGGGGTTGACAGACAAGGGAAAAGAGAATACAGTTAATGCTCTTGTCGCGCCTGATCCGGCTAAATACGACCTTGCGGAGTATGACCCGGAATACCAGAAGGCGAAAGACGAGTATCTTGTAAAGCGCGCGAAGGCTGAATTCGCCGCCGAACAAGCTGAAAAGCAGAATCGCGAATCTGCTACCGAAAGGGAAAAGAAAATCGCGCAGCAGTCAGAGGACTTCATTGTCCTTGGCGAAGGAAAATTCGATGATTTTGATGAGATCGTTACTCAAAACAACGACCTCTCCAAAATCTCTCCCGAACTGGGCCTAGGGCTTCTTGAATCGGGAGAAACAGGCGTCGAGGCGGCCTACTACCTCGCTAAAAACCCGGAAGAACTTTCCAAGGTTGTGTCAATGTCGCCCGTAAGTCAGATTCGCTGGCTTGGTCGATTTGAGGCTGAAAAGGCCCCGGCACCCAAGAAAGAAGTTCCCAAGGTTATTACCAAGGCAAAATCGGTCAAATACCCGAAAGGGACCGCAGTAGGTTCTGGGACGGACTCCAAAGAAGACTGGGAAGTCCTTTATCCCGACGACGTTTAACGAGGTTAACAAATGGCCACTATTGGCGACTCCTTCCTGACGATTGCTGACTCGCAATCCCTTCGCGGCCCTGATGGCCGCTTTGTAAAGCGCGTCATCAACAAACTTGCCGAACTCACGCCCGTTGTCCGCAACGGTCGCACGGCTCCATGCTCCCACGGCGAGCGGCACCTTGTCACTTCCGTTGTTGGCGCTTCTGCAATTTCCACGACCGGCCCGAACAAAGGGCACGGGCGCTTTAAATCGACCGCCACCCAGACTTGGGAAACGACCGGCTCCTACTCCGCCATCGTGGAAGTCGATCCGCGCACCGTTGGTCCGAACCAGTCGCTCGCCCAAGTGCGTATGCACCAAGCGGACAACGCGGTTCTTGAGATCGCCAAACGGCTCGAAACTGACTTTTTCTACGGCGACCTTGCCGACGATCCGCGTTCGTTCAAGGGACTGTTTACCCGCTACAACGAACTGCCGAACGCAGACAACCCCTATTCCAACTTCGTCATTGACGGCGGCGGGAACAGCGGTGACAACACCTCAATCGCCTTTGTGACTTGGGGCGACACGCAAACTTCGTTCCTTCACCCGACGAATAGCCCCGCTGGCATTCGGCGTGAGGATAAGGGAGAATGGCGCGTTGAGGATGACGACGGCAACCCGTACTTCATCAAATCCGAAGTCATCATGAAAGACGTTGGCCTGACTGTTGGCGATGAAGCTTTCAACGCCCGTATTGCGAACATCGACGTTTCGGAAGCGCTTGCTAACCCGGACTTCATCTTTGATCTGCTTGAAGAAGCGTTCTACAAAATCAAAGTGCCGTGGAACCAGCAACTCAACGATCCCGATAAGCAGTCGAACGGTCAGACCCGTATCTACATGAACCGCGATATGGTGCGCGTTCTGTCGAAGGCTTCCCGTAACGCTGGCGCTTCGGACAACTTTGTCCGCCTTGAGCCGCGCCAGCTTCAGGGCATGACCTACGAAGCCTACCGTGGCATCCCCATCGAAATTACGGACGCGCTCCGTAATGACGAAGAAGTTGTGAGCTAAGGAGTTAGAAATGCTTATTGATGAACAACTGATCTTTAGCGAAGAACAAGACGCTAGCGGCAACGGCGCTACCACCGTATCGACCAACGTCATTGACCTTGGCCCGATCAACACGCCCTACGGCTATCTTGGCCCGTATCGGCGTGACCTTGGTAAAGGCGTTCCGCATGACGTTAGTGTCCTCCTGAATGACGCCGCTGTTGGCGGCACCTCTGCCCGCGTCGAGTGGTACACCGATGACGATGAGGCTTTCGGAACGGAAATTCTCGTGGCCCGCTCGGTTGATATTCCGGTTGCCAGCCTCGTAAAGGGATACCAATTCAACATCCCTTGCGACGTGCCGGAATACGCCGACCGCCAATACCATCGCCTCAAGTACGTCACTGTGGGCGACGTGACCGTGCTCAATGTCACGGCGGCTTTTGTCAAGACTCGCCCGACGACCTAAGCGGTTACAGTCTGAAACAGTACCCGCACGGTAACAATCTGGCCCGTTCCGCATGGTTCGGGCCTTTTTGTTCCCGCTCGGCGTCATTGGAGCGCATAACATGACCACCGCATCCAGCATCGTTTCCAGCGCGTTTCGCGAGGGCAACCTGTTTTCGCTGGAGCAAACGCCGTCCGATGCGCAGATTAACGAAGCGCTCGGAATCCTGAACAACCTGCGTAAGACGCTGTTTGGGCACGAAATCCCCATCCGCCTGTATGATTGGCCAATCCCTAATCCGCTTGCCGCATCCAACTATCTCGCCAATTTCCCGTGGCGTCCTGACTTCAAGGACGAATTGCCGCGCATTTCTGAGGAAGCCCTTCTGCATCCGCAATGTGGCGCTCGCCTTGTGGTTGGCGCTACGGACGGGGAAGACAAGACCGTTTATCTGCCGTATACCCCTTGGGACGGCGCGCGAATTTCGTTTGTGGACGTGGGCATTGACGCGGAAATCACCATTTCCGGCAACCTTCGCCTGATCGACGGCGGGGCCGATGTGGTTCTGAGTCCGCCCTCTGAAGGCAGGCTCACGCCCATTACATGGTTCTATCGCGCTGACATTTCGGAATGGATCACGTTGGCAGACCTCGAGCTAACCGATCAACTCCCTCTACCGGAAGAATTTGACGACTATTTCACCACAGCGCTCGCAATCCGCCTTTCCAGCCGCTACCGCAAGGAACTGGAGGAGTCCACGGTTGAGCGCTTCCGTGATATGCGCGCCAAGCTGCAACAGCGGTACCGCGACCAGAATCCGGTTGCTGGCGATGCAGACGAAATCCCCAACAGCTATCAGGTTGGCCTTGGTTGGGTTTCTGACAGACGTTGCAGGTAGACCATGCGCGTTCCTCTAGGGCAGGCTGACTACCAACGACCATACGCCCAAGACTTCCCCATTTTGACAAAAAATCGGTTCTTCGAGAGACACCCGGAGAATGCGATTGAGGGCGGCGCTCTATTGTCCCGCCCCGGCACTACGTTTGAGGTGTCTATGGGAGCCGGTCCTATCACGAAGCTGTTCACGCAGCCGGGAGCGTTCGGCGGCGATTTGTTCGTTGTTTCCGGCCGATCCCTGTATCGTTACGATGGCGAAACTGTCACTCTCATTGGCTCCGGCCTTCAGGAGGGTGTGACACAGGAAATGGCCGTGATGAGCGGGATTGGCTATCAAATCCTGTTCATCGCTGATGGCCTGAATCTTTATTACTACGAAGGCACCTCGTTCGCCACCGGAGAACTTGAGGCCACAGGAGCTATTGCGGACGGTGACGTGATTGTAATCAACGGCACTTACTACGCTTGGGAATCTGGCAGCGTGAACACCGGAACGCCGGACGGCACCGTGGGCTCGCCGTTCCTTGTGGCATTGGGCGGAAGCAATACCGACGCGCTACAGAATATGTTCGACGCGATTAACTTCACCGGCACTTCCGGCACCACCTACAGTGCTACGCTTGGGGGTCCGAATACGTCTGTTGTCGCCACGTCTGTTGACTCGTCTGAGTTGCAGATTCGCGCGCGATTGGCCGGAAGCGACGGCAACGCCATCACTACTACCGAGACAGGATCAAACACGCAATGGAACAACGGCGGCACATTGACCGGCGGCGGTCTTGAGGGCCTTGGGCAGGTGGTGACGCCAGACAATACTGAAATTGTATCTGTCGCCTCTCTAGGCGGTCTAATCATCGCCGTGGAGTCTAACTCCAACCGGTTTTTCTGGATTCTGCCGGGGGAAACGACCATCAATCCCCTGCATTTCGCCTCTGCGGAACAGAGCCCGGATGAGATTGTCAACGCCGTTGTGGTTGGGGATCGGGTGTGGTTCTTGGGCGAGGACACGATTGAGTCGTGGTACGCCTCTGGAGACCCCGACATTGCATTCCTTCCCGATCAGGGCTTGGTTTTTGCGCAAGGAGCCATTCCGGGCACAGTGGTAAAGGTCAATGAATTTGCCGCCCTTGTCGGAACAGATGGCGTGGTATATAGTGTTGGGGGCGGGATTCAGCGCATTTCCGACCACGCCATTGAAAATCAGATTAGACTTGCGTTGGAAGAAGAAAGGGCTGCGGCATGAACGAGCCATTTATTGAAAGTTTTGGTTTCTACGGCTCTGATTCTGAAGGCCGCACAAACATGGGCAATGGTCGCTGGCTGAGTGTTTCCGGAATCACCGGCCCGAGCTACGGGCTTGGCGGAACCGATAAGTGGTGGATTACGCTCCACGGCGTTTCTGGAACCAACAAGGCCTACGCCAGCCTTGGCGGAAACCTGACCGAAGTAATTTATGGCACCCGCGTTTATATTGGTAGTATGCAGGCTGCGGCTGGCGCTTCATTCAGCGCTCTGTTTGATGGAGACGCGAATCGGCTGTTCGCCCTGAAGGTTAATTCTGTTGGTGTTTTGCAGGCATACGGCCCAAGCAATACATTGATCGGATCATCCGCAGGCCCTGTCCTTACGACCGGCACCGCCCACACGGTTGAGTGCCGCGTATTGCGCGATTCTACCAATGGAGAGGTTGAGGTTTATGTTGACGGCGCTGATGCTCCCTCGCTTAACCTTACCAACGTCAACACCGGAACGGTTGATTATTCTGCATACGGATGCGAAGAAACAGGCGGCACCGGTGCGTCCAATCAAATCAGCATCACGGACATTTGGGTTCGTGAAGTCACTGGCGATTCCGGCATCAGCAACGAGGATTTTGTTGGTGACTTTGGTGTTGCGACGCTCGTTATGGTCGGCGACACAGAAGAAGACAACTGGCGTCCGCGCTACCGCAAGAACATCGGAACCGGCATTCTTGCCCTCACCGCCGGGTCCAACGACTGCGTTTCGTGCGCCGATGCTGCAAACCTTGAGATTGGCGCAGATGACTTCACGTTTGAATGCTTTGTCCGCTTTAACAGCCTCCCGACCGGAACCAACAAGGCGCAGATTTTCGGGAAATGGCAGGAGATCGGTAACCAGCGCTCTTACCAACTGTTCCTGAGCGGACCCGACGCATTCGGCGGCGCTCTTGTGTATCGAACGTCCACGGACGGCGCAGCAGGAACCGTCAATAACGTTTTTGAATTTCCGTGGGAGCCAGAGCTTGACGTTTGGTACGGTGTCACTCTTGCGCGCGAGTCCGGTGTGACGCACCTGATGATTGGCGAAGTTAATCCGATCACCGGCGATTACGATTACGTCGAGCAATCGGTTGGATTCGCGGATGCGGCAACGTATTTCGACTCCACCGCAGCGCTGGCGATTGGAGCGGAAATGTCCTCTGCTAGTTCCGCTATCGCCAACACGTCTATTGACGGTTGGATGGATGAGGTGCGCTTTACGATTGGCGTTGCGCGTGAAACCACCTCGTACACAGCCGCCGCAGAGCCGTTCCCCCGCAACGTAGGCGGAGACCCGGACTTTGCGGATGTTGTGCTGCTTGCTGGATTCGATAACGGCATTGACGACGCATCGTCTTACGCTCGCACCGTCACAGCCCGCAACGGGGCCGCAATGCTGACTCCAGACGACGGCGAATTCTCCTACCAGACGATCAACGAACTCGTGCCGATTGATGATACATTCATTGAAGCGGCGCTCGTTTCGGCAACCGGCATTTTCCGGCTTACGGGCCTTCCGTCTGATGGCGATGAGGTTGTGCTTGGAACCGAGACGTACACATACGTCAACACGCTCTCCACCGCGTTTGACGTTCTGATTGGTGCAGACATTGAAGAATGCACGGCAAACCTAGTCGCGGCAATTACAGCCGCCGCTGGCGAGGGCACGACGTATGGAACCGGCACCACAGCGAACGCTGACGTTACCGCCGAACAACTTCCTGATTTCTCTGTGCTTGCTACGGCGATTGTTCCGGGCGATGCTGGCAATTCGCTTGCATCCACAACCACCGCAGCTAACGGTTCTTGGACCGCCGCTACACTCTTGGGCGGACAGGACATTCCAGACGCCGCAGAGTATGTCATTGAAGGTCTTCCGTCTGACGTGACGCGCGTATTCTCGATTCATATTGTGGCCCGCGAGTACAAATCGTCCGAAGGCGCAGGCAGAACGCAATTCTCGTTTGTTGACGGGCAGGGAGCCGCTGCGGCTGGACCGGAGCAAAACCTTACCATCAACCCCGCCTACAGAACGAAGGGTGTGTTTGTTACAGACCCGACGACCGGCGGAATCCTGACTCCGGTCACCATGAACGGGAGCCGAGTTAGAGTAGACAGAACTCTTTAGGAGAAGAAATGGCAGAAGACTTCGCAAGAGGCCAGCAGGTTCCAATCCTGACGCCGTTTCAAACCAATGCGGCGTCTCGCATATCGCAGATTATCGCAATGGCGGCAACAGCCCCGCCCCAAACCGATAAAACGCTTTTATCCCAAATTCCCGTTCTTCTTGCGGGGGCAGGAGATACAGAAGCAAGCGTTATTCCGCGCACTACGCAGCTTATAGTCATGGTGGCTTACGCCAGAGGGTCCGCCGACAAATTCAACATGCGCGCGTGGACCTTCCCGTTTGACGGACACAAGTTCTATGTTCTGTCTCTTGGAAAGAGGGGGACGTGGGTATATGACTTCACCACGCAGCAATGGGCGCAGTGGGAGACTGACGGCTACGAAGGAATCTGGAATATGGAGGGCGGGCTTGCTTGGAAAGGCGAGGTGTTCGCCGCCGATAACATCAACCCCATTATCTGGCGTTTGAATCCGCACTCAGGCATTGATGACGACTTCAGGCCCATGACTCGATTCGTGACCGGATTTGTTCCGCACATGGAGCGCTCGTATCTGTCTAACTATGCGTTCCGTGTTACGGCGTCTCTTGGTGTTCCCGACGATCCAGACACAGCGGAACTGAAGTTTTCTTTCTCTGACGACTCTGGTAAAACCTTCTCGGCTGAGAGGTTGATAATCATTACGCCAGACGATTTCACTCAAGACCTTGAGTTTCATTCCCTCGGCTCTATTCGCAAGCCGGGGCGAGTCTACAAGATTGAGGATGTTGGCGCGCTTACTAGGATAAGCGGATGTAATACAGACATTGAAAATAACGAGGAATAATTGGCCCCCGGACCATCACCGCTACGGTACGATCACAACCTGATTAAGATCAAGCTTCCTGATGGGCAGGAACTTATCGGGAAGCCTACGGATTTGTTTATTCGTCTGTGGAACTCGCAGCGCAACGTCAACATTACAGTTGACGGCGTGGAAATAGAGCTAACCGACCTTCTTGAGCGCGAGGTTGTGGCGGGCGATTACCTGACTGGCGGCGGACCTCTGGGCGGACCCGGCGACATTGAACTAGATCACGCTCTTAGTGGCGTAACCCCCGGTACATATGGCGACGCAACAAACGTCCCTCAAATCGAAGTTGATGAGTGGGGGCACATTACTGACGTTACAGAGATTCCAATTGCTGGAGGCGGGGGAAGCTCATGGACTCTTATCGAGGAGCGGGTAATTTCTTCGGCAGTCGCTAACGAGGACTTTACAGGACTCGGCGATTATAATGAGATACTGGTTTTTGGGCGACTTCTAACTGCTTCCGAATCTACCGGTCGCCTTGTGCGAGTCAGCACTGATGGAGGCACGTCGTACTTTTCGACAAGCGGGGACTATGTTTCTATTGTTGTCGCGCAAGGCGCAGAGTTGGCGGCAAGTGCTATTGGTTATAACGGCCAAAACACCACCGCCGCGCGAGACGTTTATTGCCTTATCGGTCCGAACATTGCAGGCGTTCCAAAGTATGGCGTGAACAGAACGCAACAAATTGATCGTCTTTTTGTGGCCAACACTGACGTTATAAATGCTATTCGAGTGAACACCGATTCTGGAGACTTGACCGGCGGAACTATCTATGTGTTCGGACGGTAGTATGAACGCAGTTTTAATCATAGGCGGCGGCTATAGCGTAAGCTCGCTCAATCTTTCCCGTTTTCGCTCCATGGACACCATAGCGATCAATAACTCATGGGAGATAGCGCCATGGGCCGGAACGCTTCTGTTCGGTGACAGCCGTTGGTGGGACAAAGACCTTTACGGCGTTGAGTGGGGAAACCGTGAGAAGGTGCTGGAGTTTTTCGGCGGCGAGATCATCACTACAGCCCGCGTGGATCATCCGAGAGTCACGCGAATGAAAAAAGCGCGCCGGATGGATCAATTCTTGCGTAACCCTGAATGGCTGTTCGGAACCGACTCCGGCACTAAGGCGCTCTCGCTATCTTATCGTCGGGGCTACAAGCGCATATATGTAGCTGGATTTGATGGCGGGAAGGCCGGTCCTAATGGAGAGCACAATTTCCACAACGACCACAAAACTACGCCAAACACGGCTGACTACCACCTTTTCCTGAAGAATCAGGAGGAAATGATTGATTTGTTGGAAAAGAGCGGCGCGAAGGTATTCCGCATCACCGAAGGCGGCTTATCCCGTGCTCCATACCTGAAGCCGGAAGACCTTGCCACAGAGGCGGGAATAGAGTACAATTCCTAGTTAACGACAGATTAGAGGGATAAAATGGCCAAGAGAAAAAAGGCAGCCAATATCGCCGCAGGTAGTGCGTCCGGCTTCACGCAAAACCCGCTGCTTCAGGCCATTCAAGGCGCTGGCCAGAGCGCTATTGGCACGGTCGCTGGCGCACTTGGTCTTGGCGCTCCGGGCGGCGGACAGGGAGGATTCAACGGCGCGTCCTATCTTGAGGCAAATCCTGACGTTGCGCGAGCCTTTTCCAACCTGACCGATAAAGACCGGAAATACCTTGAAAGCCAAGGATTCGGCACCTCTGCGGACGAATTCGCGCGCTTCCACAGCGAGCGCTATCCGGGGCGATCCATGGGCGCTGCGGCCCAAGGCAGCGGCGGAAATGGCCAAATGGGCGCATTCCAGAACTTCCTGAACAGCCTTGGCTATCAATCACAACTCCGCTCCGGTCAAGAGGCTATTACGACTTCCAACGCCGCTAGGGGCATTCTCGGCTCTGGCGCGACGGGCAAGGCGCTTGTGGGCTACGGGCAGGACTTGGCGCGGCAGGGCTTTGGTCAGTATCTCCAGAACCTTCAGGGCCTCGCCAGCGCTGGCCAGAACGCCGCAACCGATCAGGCGTCCGCCCAACAGCAAGGCGAACTCGCGCGCTCCAATGTATGGCTACAGCCCGGCGGTATCGGCAAAGCGTTCAGTGCCGCCGCCAGCTTTATGTAAACCAAGGAGTAAATCGTGGCGCTTGCTGACGTTCTTCGACAAATCCCTATCGCTGGCCCGTCAGTGGCGGCGCTTTCGCAAGGAAACTTTAACCAGTTTCTTGAGGGTCTTCCTATTGTCGGCTCCGGCTTTGAGCGCCGCAACCTCGAAAATCAAGGGCGGCGTTTCGAGCTAGAGCAAGCCCGCGAACTCGCGCCTATTCGCAAGGAAGCCGCAGAACTAGGCGTAGACGCCGCGCGCCTTGGTATTGATGAGGGGCGCTTTGGGCTTTCTGAGGCCCGCTTTGGGCTTTCTGAGGCCCGCACCGCTCCGGCGCTTAGGGCCGTCAATGCGGCCCGTAAGCTGATTGAAGCCCGCGAACGCGCTAAGGGTGCCCCCGTTCCGGCGGAAGAACAGGCTAAGATTTTCGCGTCTATGACTCGCAACCTTGATCCGCAATCTATTGAACCCGTGGGTGCTGCATACAGTCCTGAAGCCGGATTTGATTGGGATGCTGCTACAGCCTTGCTTTCTACAGATATAAGCGCTAAGGCGGGAAAAGCTCCGGCTGCGGTGCAGGAGTTTGAATTCCTTCGCAGTCTCTCGGACGAGGAAAGAAAAGACTGGTTCAACAACAAGCGAGCCGGAAATATTAGCGCGCCGTATGAGGGGGAGGATGGCCTGTACGCCAATATCAGAAAATCCGATAACACCATTGTTCCCGTTAAGCTTGCCTCACCGGAGGGCGTTGGCGCAACAAAAGAAACCATTACCGGCGCAGAGTCCAGAGGCAGGGAGTTTGGTAAAAAGCAGGGCGAATTTGCCGCTGAGGCACTTCCCGAGAGTCCGGTTCAAAAGGCTCGCGCTCGCGTGGCTACGACGCTCTATAACATGGCTAACGACTATCTTGCGCTGGCGGAATTGGGAGCTACTGTTGAGGCTGGCGCAAGTCCCGGCGAAAACCTCACCGCATTCCTGAGCAACACGTCCGTTGGGCAGACTCTTGCCAAGGTGCGCGGCACAGAGGCGCAATCGCGCAGGAACAACATTGAGCAAAGTAGGCGCGGACTTATTAACGGAATCCGCCAAGCAACCGGTATGTCGGCGCGCGGTATGGATTCCAACTTTGAACTTAAATTCTGGATGGAAGCAACATCCAATCCAGCCAATGACCTTATGTCCAACCTTGTTGCGCTTGAAGTGTTGGACAGCACATTTGGCGTAGGCCAAGGTCTTGCGAACACGCTTCCGCCGGATGTTTATGCCGAAGTTTCTAGACGCGCCCAAGGTGGTATTCAGGAGCGCCCAATCACCATCCAGCCCGATCAGCTTGAAAAATCTGACGCCGACAGGCTTTTGCTTGAGAAGTACGGAATTGAATAATGGCGACAGAGGAACAGCTTTTGGAGGCGTTGCGACGCGCTGATGAGGCAGGAAACACAGAGGACGCACAATACATCGCTTCCCGCATTAAAGAAATGCGTGGGGTTGCGAAGCCTGAACCTGAAAAACGGCGTGTTGGGTTGGCGGAATCCCTAGAAAGAATAGGCTCTGCTTCCGGGGAAGACTTGCGGCGCGCCTCTGGTAAGGTTGCAAAGCAATTTGTCACCGAGGCCCCAGATAGCATTATCGGCGGTGCAGGTCAGGCTGTTAGGCTCGCTGGCGACATGCTTGGAGCAGCGGCGGGTGGTGTTGGGGAGGCTGTGCGCGATCCAGCCGGAGCCGCTGGCGCTGCGGCGCGCGGAACCGGAAACCTGATAAAAGACATTATTTCTAACCCGGAGGCGTTTGCGCGCGGAATCGGCAGTGGCGCGGGCGGTCTTGGGGAGGCTGTTGAGGTTGGTATCCAGATTGCTCGCGGGCTGCGTGGCAGAGAGGCCGACGAGGCGGCGGCTGCGGCTAGAGAGCGGGCAGCAGCATCCTCTCCCAACGCATTCCTGACTGGACAATTGACTGGAGGCGCTGCGCTTGGCGGGCGCGCTTTGGTTGCTGGCGGACCCGTTAGGGGGGCCGCAACTGGCGGCGTTTTGGCTGGAGGACAGGCTTCAGCAGAGGGTGGCGACACTGGCGAGGGAGTAGCGGCAGGCGCTATTGTTGGCGGTATCGTGCCCGGCGCAGCACAGGCCGCTCGTTCCATTGGTGCGGCAGGAAGGGTGGCGAATCCAGAGAAGGCTGCGGCTCGCTTGGCGATGCAGCGTCTTGGTATTAAGGACGCCAAAGAGGCAGAGCGAATGCTTAAGGACGCCTCACGCCGCGCTGGTAGACAGCTTTCAATTGCTGAAATGCTAGCTGATGCGGAAGCGGTTGAGGCAGGAAGAATTGCCAGCAGGTCGTCGCGCGGAAGCGCAACCGCCAGAACAAACATAGACGCCGCAGAGGCGACGCGCGCGCAAAGCCTCCCAGAACAAATTCAAGGCAGACGCCCTGTTGTCACAGCTAGGCAACTCAAGGAGGCGCGCGGCGCTGAATTTGAGGCGGCGTTTAATCCTATCCGTAACACGGTGGTTGAGCCCGCCGCCATTGGAGACGACTCTTTTGAGGTTTTGTCAAACGCGGCTAGGGCATTGCCGCGCGAAATTCCGGGGGAGTTTAGTCTTCAAACCGCAGTAAGAGCGCAAAGACAGTTGCAAGCGGCACAACGAAATCTTGACGACGCGATTGCAAAGGGCGACGAAAAAGCGATACAGCGCGCATCCGATGCTTTGGCCGACGCAGACGCCATAGCGACTGAGTTTCCAATTACCCTCGATCTTTTGGACCAAGCGAGGTTTGATCTTAATTCACTTGGCGCTCCAGCCGCATCGGGAGGAAAAAAGAGCACCAAGGCGTTCAACACCGCAAAACTTGCGCGAAGGGTGCGCGAAATTGGGGTGGACGTTGAGCCGCGATACGGGGCGGCTCTAAACAAGTTTGAGCGCCGGTCCCGACGCGCAGAAGCCGCATTCGGGGGGTCTGGAAAATCCGCCGATCCGTCTTTCGATATTGCGCGGCGAGCAATCAATCAAGAGCTAGGATTTGAGGACGTGACGGATGCTCTGGCAAACGCTTCCGGCGCTGGCCGGTCTGGCGCAAAGATTGGGGTTGTTCGCAAACTCGCCAAGCGCTCTGCGCAGTCTCCAGAGGAAGCGATCAAAGTCTCTCGCGGAATCGCCAGAAACGAATCCATGCAAAAAGTCCTCAAAGCAACCCTTGGCGAGCGCGAGGCGTCACGCATCATTGATGTTGCGAAGATCGAAACGGCGGCGCACAGGGCCTTAGTTGCGGCCAACCCGCGCGTTACCACAAAATCCCAAGTTGCCGCAGAACAGGGATCAGAGCTAGCGCGTCTTGGATTCTCTACAAAAATGGGAGGTGCAGGAATGGCCTCAATGACGAAAGACCTAGTTGATACGTTCCTTGTGCCCCCCAATGTCGCGCGTAGGTTGTCTGAAAATGTGTTCGATCCAAACAAGGCGGAGTCGGCGTTTCGTGAAATTAGAAAGATCGCTAAAAGCGATGATCGCTTTATTGAAATCACGCAAAAAGCCAGAGCCGCTGCGGCAACACAAGCGCCGCCAGAACTTCTCGAATGAGAAAGTACCGCAATAACCCCACCATTGTAGACGGCGTTCGTTTCGACTCCAAGGGTGAGGCGGAGCGCTGGCAGGAGCTACAGTTTTGTGAGAAATCCGGCGAGATCAAAAACCTTCGCCGCCAAGTTCGCGTCCCGCTTCCAGTTAATGGCGTCAAAGTGGCCACTCTGGTTCTCGACTTCATGTATGATGAATTAGGATCAGACGGGAAGGTTCACGCGCGCGCGGAAGACTTCAAGGGAATGATTCTCCCCATGTTCCGCCTAAAAGCCAAGATGTACAAAGCCATTTACGGCGATGACATTATCATATCAGGTGCGGCCTCAAAACCTCCCAAACGGCGGGTGTCCCGCAAGAAAGCTCCAAATCGTTGAAGTCGTTGTGATTGGGCGGCATGACGTAGGGAATCCCGGTCTTTTTAGCGGCCCGTTCGCCCGCCCCGTGTTCATCACGATCCGCACACACTAACTTCGCCGTCCCCGCATTTTGTAAACCATAAGTTGACATGCAGCACAAAATGCAAAGCTCTACATTGACGGAACGGGCCGCGCGCCATATGCTTAGTCCAGTCGCCACGCCCTCGCACAGCACCCTAGGCGCTTCCGGGTTGTGGCCTATCCTGAATGCGCAGCCGCCGAGTCTTCCACCCTTCAGGAAACGCTTTTCGCCGTCCGGCGTGATGGTTTGAACACTCCACACCTTCCCGCCCTCATCTTTCAGCGGAAACACGGCTTTTCCACTCCTAAGCACAGGAACCTTGAGATTGTGGAAACCCTTGCGGGAAATATAGGGATGTAAGGCCATCTTAGCGTATCCCATTAACTTCTGGGCCTGCGCTGCGGCGTCCTCTTGGCGCTTGATCCGCTCCGCCTCGCGCCGCGCTTCCTCTGCGGGGTCTGCCTCTGTGCGTTCGGACGGCCCCACATTCAGGAGCCGTCTTATTTCGAGAGCGTTACAACCCTTGAAACACGTCACATAGGCGTATCCGCTGCGGTCCATGATGGAGAGCGAGCGCTGATCGCGGCGGCGCTCTGGTTGGCAGGAAGGGCACGGGGCGACACCATATGACCCCAACCAATCTCCGCCAAGCTCTGCCGTTAGGTCATTGGCGCTGCGCATTTTCCTCCTTTGACTTATAGCTCTGGCGATGGTAGCATGGTCCGATGAAAAAGGCTACAGCATATAAAATAACGGGGGCTTTTTGCGGGGCGGTTATCATTCTCTCCCTATTCCTGCACCCGGAATCGGCAGGAACGGCGGTAGCTGCGGCCTTTGCGCTCATCGGAACCGTGCTGGCGGGCTTAGTCGGTATTCTACCACTATAGGTAATAAATGGCCTTAATCAATATCGCATTCGGCGCGGCTGGCGGGAAGAACGTGCCGAACGGAAAGCAGCCGCTATTCCGCAAGATCGTGGCCGAAACGATTGCGTCCGCCGCAACAAGCACCCAAACCACAAACTCAATGCCCGCCTCTCCCGTTAACGTTACCACGACCAATAGAGCCGTGCGCATTTATACCGATACCGGTATTTGGGTTGAGATTGGGCCAAACCCCACCGCAGCCGCCAACACCAGTCTTTATATCGCCGCCGGACAAACCGAATATCTTTATGTGGACGTTGGCGATAGAGTGGCTGTTTTGGTGCCGTAATGCTAACGCTCAGGCTTACCCTTACGCTTCTCGGAAACCTTATGGGCGCTGGCGGCCCTCCGCCGTCCGTCAATAACGGCATTTTACTTGAGGATAACACCAGCTTTCTCTTGCTTGAGGATAACGTGTCGATCCTGCTTCTTGAGGCCGCATAATGGCGAACACCAGAATCTCCGACTTGAGCGCAGGCGGCGCTATCATCAGCACCGACATTTTCCCGTCTGTTGAAACGGCGGGCGTCGGCCCCGTCACTAAAACCGGGGCTCAGCTTGCGGAATACGCGCGAGACGTGATCGCTGCATTCGCCGTCGCAGGCTCGAATATCGGTATTGTCCACGACGACGTAAACGACACCCTCACCTTCAGCTATACGGGCGTGATTTACACCGATGCGGATGCGGTGGGGGCCATGAGTGATGAAGTCGGCGCGAACGGGATTGTAGTGCGCTCAGCGGCGGATACGTTCATCCCGCGCTCTATCGCCGCCGGGACGGGTATTGAAGTATCCAACGGCGACGGGGTCTCTGGAAACCCTACGGTAAGCGCCGCTACGCCCGTGTCTTTTTTTGCCGAAACGTCCTCGGATCAAGCGGGCTTGACAGATAATACATTTACGCATGTGGATTTTGATACAGAGATATGGGACGAGGGGTCATATTTCAATACTTCTACAGGCGCGTGGACTCCTCCCGCTGGCAGGTATCTGTTAAATGTACAGGTCAGTATGATACCGTCTGTACCCGGAACTATTCAAAACGGTCAGATTAGGGTAATGTTGAATGGAACAACCACTTTGATAAACGGGCCTTATGTTGTTTCGGGGGTAACTACACTCATTCGTACTGTTCTAACCCACATTTTCGAGACAGACGGGACGGACGCTATTACAATAGAGGGGCGCATAAACACAAGTGACGGCAGCACCTTCTCTATAGGCGGGGACAACTGTTTCTTCCAAGGTTTTGCTATTTAAAGAGGCATAGGAGTTAAAATGGCCACCCTCACTATCAGTATAGCGTCTATGTCTGCGTCGAGAGACCTGTCTTCACAAGACATAACCCGACTACAGACCGCCCTAAGAGACAGGTTTGAGACGGGCTATGATGACAACGGTGACCCTCTTTCCCTGACTAATGCGGAAGTCTTTGATTTATGGTCCGACAGTGTGTTTCGCTCTTTGAGAGACCTTGTACTCCGGTACGAGACTAGAGTGGCGGCGGAGGCCGCAAGCAGTTCTATCGAACCGATAATGTACAGTTAGGAGCAACCGATGATCCGCCTAGAAAACATGACCCCGCCGACGAACCTGAATCCGCAGCCGGTTCTGGTAATCAACCGCTGGGTCATCAACAACGACTTCGTTTTTATGGCTGTGACTGATGAAGTACGCCAGAAAATCACCATTCCGGCTCGGAGCATCACGTTCAAGAGCATTCGCCCTCGCCGAATGAGGGCTGAGGCTGTGCGAGGAGCCCTAACGGGCTATAGAAAGGCCGGGAAGCTGAGGATTTCCGCCGCCCAAGTCGATCAGGCGTTCCTTGACGTTCTCCGGGCGGACGGCTGCGACCCCCTATTCGTAGGCTACGAGAAAGCCAAGTTGACCGCAGCCGGATTTGCGTCTAAACTGTGGCTCTACTGGCGCATTCCCGCTGCTACGAATGTCGCCGCAAAGGAGTAGCCATGCAAGAAATCTTCGTAGCCCTGATCCTCCTGTTCGACGTGAGCACAGGCCAGCTTATCGGCGCGGCCACCGCCGCAACGGACAACCTCGCAGCCTGTGAGGCTATCGTGGCGCACACGGTGACGCGGGCCAGAGACGATCTACAGGTCTACGTTGAGGGCGGTTGTATTCAGACGCTGTTGATTGCTGCGCCGCAGTAATGCTTGCCTTTTTAGGAACCAAGATCGCCAAAGTGGGGGCGG